GGAAACCCCACCTGGGGTACTAAATCACTCTGGGGTGGGAGGGTTGAGGACCCTCTGGCCGAAGCCACCTTACCATTGCAGACGTACTGCGAGCCCAGCCCGTACTACCAGTTGTACAGGCGTTGGCTCAGCGGGGACAAATATAATTCTCGTTCAATTCCTGCAGCCCGCATCTGCATGGACGCCCTCTCTAACGGACGCCTGGGACTATATACACTCGCAACCATCTTCTGCCATACGTTATTCAAGGCAGGGTGTAGCACGGATGCGACTATGGGAAGCTTACCAGACAAATAGTCGAGCTTCTCGGCGATGAACCAGCTTGAGTGGAAATAAGTTAGGGCCGCCGCAGCCCGGGGATAGTGTTGTTGTAACCACTCAGTTAACGTGCAATCAGGTTCCAGCTCATGATAATCTTGCAAGCCGGTCTGTACTTCAGGGTAGTTGCCGAACAGAGGTGTACGCTCCTCCAGCACGGTCATCATCAGGTCAATTTCACTCAACGGGTACACACTTGGGTCGAAAAGGAGGGGCGTGTGCTGTATACGATCCTGCACGAGTTCAACCGAATAAGTTCGGCCGGCCATCTCTTCTTTCCATGCCTTCCGACACTCCTTCGCGACTACAGGTATATCGTCGGCAAGCATCGTGGACATCAACTGGTTGTGGGCTAGCTCACCGGCTCGGTGCGCTGACAGCTCTACGTTATAGGTGGCACGATAGTAGTCTATTTTCCGGTTGGCCCGCCATGTGGTCTGATTCAGCACCTTGATCGGTGGCATCTCGACCACGGTGTGCACTCGGGGGACGATTCGCTCGGCTACTGACACACCGCCCTCGATCGCCAGACCACCCATATGTACTGGGGCCCGTAGCGCAGCTCGAGGTATATTGTGATCACGACACCAACTAGCCGCTAAACTGTTCCACAGTCGATCCAGTGCTACTACACGATGGGGGATCCTCCTTCGCAACGTGCGTATCGTCTCGTATATCGCACGTAACACCTGATCCGGCGTCCAGGCTTCACTGGCCCACGGCTTGCGTTGAACCAGGTTCGGCAACGCCCGAAGTGGATAACCCGAGCAACACTGTGAGGTGTACCACACTCGTAGGAACTCCATCTGTCCATGTTGTAGTGAAAACTTTCCCTCGCCTCCTTTTACGCCGATTATGTCGTACCCAATCTTAACGAAGGCCCCCTTGCTCGAGGTAGGCGTAAATATGGCACTGTCGTCGCCGCGAATGTATCGCTCAATGTCGTCTGTGCTCACACCGATCTGGTTTAACAGCTTCAGGGCCAGCCCGGTCATGATTGTGTTCCAGGCGTTCCCAACGGTCGTCGTTATCCTCAGGCCCGACATCAACCCACCTTTGACAGGGAACAAGTGAACCTGGCTCCCCGCCTCATCGTCTCGAGCCTCGAGAGTGGCTGTTGTGAAGGCGTCAACCGTGCGCCGGGTGATCTCGTAGTAATCGTCCCTCTCATGTTCGGGAACGTTAATCTGCGCACTGTCAATCCTATGCTGCCAAATGGCGACGATATCTTCACGTCCAG